AGTGTCAAAACTATTAGTGTGAAAAAAGAAAGAAAAGTCTTTACGGTTTTTTGCACCAAAGTTTTCTCTGCCGTCTTGCACATATCTATTACCTATCAACTCATTATTTGAAGATTTGTTTTTTATATGTTCCCATTTTGTCACCATTCTGTCGCAATAATCATCTGATGCTAAATTATCATAAACCTCTATAAATGAATTAGCATCAGTTTTTATTAAAGTATTAGCTGAAATTTTCTTTAAATCATTCATTGTGCCAACCTTTTTCCATTTTTTAATTCTATAATTTTAGAAAGTTCTAATAGATTTTGATTTGACTCATTTGCTTTTACCATTTCATTCCTAAATGATTCAATCGCCGCTCCTGCTTGTCTTGATTGCATTGCATTTTCTACCAACAAAACTGGCAACCATGCTACAGCACAAGCAAACTCATCTACTTCTTTTCCATCATTTGGATTTGTACCTTTCATTTGAACAAACCATGCACATTTAAACTGTTTGCATTTTTTAAAATTATTTAGAGGGCAATTTTCCTCAACCTTTAACTGCATATTAGTCCTTGTTGGCTATGATAAAATCAACATAATTAACATTAATCGCCGCA